CTACCCCCATCTCCATTTGCATACCGCGCAAAATGGCTTGGTAGTCTTCGGGCTTCAGTCCTTCAGGTAACTGTACCCGGCCGCGACCCGGAACATTGAAGATTGGCATTATCGTCCACCTTGACCCATTTGCCTATAACGCTGCACATCGTCAGCAGGTACAACATATGGTGAATATGGAACCCCGAACTTTGATGCGTAGCGTCTCAGGACATCATCCTGCTCACGTCGCATCTTATCGCCAAGGCTTTCTGTTTTCCTGCCCTGTGCATCAACCTGGCCGGGTTCGCGCCAAGTCTTCGGGACACTTCCAAAAATACCGGTGCCACCGAATCCAAACGTTGTTTCAGCCATTTTGTTGTACTTATCTTCAATGGCTTTGATCTCTGCTTGCACTTGCGGTAGGGCATAAACCTCACGCATTTCTTTGGATAGCTTAAGAGGATCAAGCGGTTTCTCGCCAGCACCCGGCTTTGGCATAGCCTTGGCCGCAGCAATCCCAAGTTCAAGAGGCAGCATTGCATCTTGCCTTCTCATCTCTTGAATCCTCAGACTGATTGATTGTTCTTCTCTGGCCGCCTTTTGCGCCGCATCATAATCACCGCGGCGTATCGCATCTTGGTATTTCGCATGGGCCAACTGCGCCTGCAATGAAGCTTGTTGCATCGCACGATTCTCTGCACCCATGGACTTCTTAACATCCTCGCCGGCCTGCAAGCCACCGGACAAGCCAGCCAAGAAGTTACGGTCCTTGCTTCCCATCATGGCCAAAGCTATCTGGCGGTTAGCCGCTTTCTGAATATCTTCCTGACTAGGCTGCTGACCGTAGAACTTCTTTAATTGTTCCATGATAGGAGAGATTTCGTCAGTGAATCTCCCTTGCTTTTCCTTGTAAATCTGTTCTGCTCGTCCGGCTGTTTCGTATGGCTCCGCAACTTGAGTTGGCTGAATACCAAGCTTTTTACGTAGCATCTCACCTTGGCTAAGAATTGCTTCGATACCCATAGGAGCCTGAGCAGCAGAGGCTTCTTGCGGTGCAATAACTTGTTGCCTTTGCTGGGGTTGTGCTGTTGTTTGAGAGGTTGCGGCTTGTTGCTGCTGTGGTTTTGGAGCCACCTCTGCTCGCAACTTAGCCGCTTCTGTCGCAAGAATAGCGCTTGCTTGACCTGGCAAGTTTGGATTTTTTAACTGCTGTTCAACTTGAGCCAACCGCTCTGCCGCTTTTTTCTTTCGGTCCTCTTCGTTTTCTTTTGGATAAATGCCCGACCTTGGATCTGCCAGTAATCCACCAAACTGAAACGCAACAGGACCGCCGCCAGCCATACGCTGCTCAGGCATCAACCCAGCAAGTCCTGCTTGTGGTTGTTGCGACGGAGCCATCTGCATAGGCTGTGGCTCTTGAGGAGCATTCATACCAGGCGGCATCATGGGCATACTTGGCGCAATAGACTCAGCCAGTTGTGCAACTACCGGCTTATTAGGCTTTTGCGCCCGCTGGCTAAAGCGCTTACGCATGTCCTCACGGCGAGCCATTTCCGCCGCGGCAAAGATCGCTAGCTTAGGATCTTGTGCGTACTTAGGCAGCACCTGATCAGGCACCGCCTTAAACATCTCCATGGCCTCAAGGATATTGACATCCCCGCCCAGCCCGGTATTCGCTTGTGCGTACATTTATAGGCCTCCGTACAACAGACGCGCTAGCCCCAAGCCTTGGGTAAGCGGATTGCCTGAAGACTGATAAGCAGACTGTGTGGCATAACCCGGCAAGCCAAAGATGATATTGCGATAAGTCTCTGCTTGCCGCGCCGGGTAATCACGCTGCTGCTGAAACTCTTGGTACATCGCATCCAGATCACGCTGACGACGCGCCTCATCCGCTAAACCAAGCTGCTGCAAGGTCTGGGCTTTTTGCATCTGGTTCTGCAAGTCTTGCTGATAAAGCTGGTTGGCTTGGTTAAATGCCTGCTGAGATCCTTGCATCTGGATATTTGACAGGTTAGAACCAAGATTCCTCATAAGCTCAGACTCAAGGATGGCCTGGCGCGACCCACCAAAAGCACCGCGCTGAGAAGCTTGGCCACGCAAGGACTGTAAACCAGTGCCAAACTCCCTGACAGCTTGCTGCTTTGCAACATCTGTTACAGCTTGCTGATATGGATTCATATAGGCTTGCATGACGCCCATGTTCTGGCCGCCCACGTTAATTTGGCCAAGCAAACCCGGGGTCGAGGCAGCTTGCTGTGCAGCCTCTACACCTTGTTGGTATAGCGGTGCAGTCTCAGCGTACCGTTGCTGGGAGTAAGGCGTATAAGGGGTATACGCAATCTGCTGCCCCATCCTGTACACATCAGATATGTACGGGAGTTGGAACTCCGGGGGCATTTGGGTGACTGTTTGGGATGGTCCGCCCGTGCTCATTTGGACACCTCTTCAATTAACGTGACGCTTTTGACTTTCAAACCAAAAACCTTTTGCCAGCCTGGGCGCCCTTGGATCGTAATTGCATCACAGTTCATCTGCTTTGCATACAGGCGCACATACTCAGCCATGACTTTCAACTCTTCCAGATCCCCGCCGCCAAGCCATACATTACATAAGCGCTTCTGGGGAAACTGACGAACCTCGGTAATGATGGCGCAATTCTTTCCGGGCCAGAAATGCGCTTTACCCTCTGTAACAAGATCAAATACATCCTTCACCGTGAACAAGTTCCCGGCATGGTCAAGCGCCGTCTGTATATACGGCATACAGCGCGACCATTCGCTAGTCATGCAGGCATAGCCTTATCAGACTTGACGGCTGGCGGCTGCTTGCTTGTGCCATGTCTAGCCTTGCGGATCTTCTTCATCATGTCGTAGAGCTTCTGCGCACCAGCATTCGATGAGCCATTACCAAGATCGGATACCACATCAGCCGGCACAACAAACTCACCGCGGGCTAACCTGGCAGGCTGAGTCTTACCGCCGCCGTGGTCAATCTGTGCTGTGATGCTGTCAGACATACCATCACCAGGCCCTTCTAGGTACCTGCCCGCAGCTGCATATACATCACCACCTTCAGCGTAGTCCACAGATCCGCCGTCATAACCAACAAGAATGTCCGTGATAGGTCCGCCCTGCGCCTTGGTAACAATTGGCTCAACAGTCATGGGCTTATAGAGCGATGCAAGACCTGCCTCATAACCAGCCTGACCTTGGGCAATCTGCTCTTGCGTAGGCCCATACTTCTTGGCCGCTTCCGTAGCATTGAACTGGAACGGATTGGGATTGAAGAACAGCGGCATACCCTTCATGGGCGTGTAAATGTTCTGGCCTGATGCAGACTTTTGTTGCGCTGGCTGAGGCGGGAACATGGGAGCCGTAAGCGCACGGTTATAAACAGGAGCGGCTGTATATACAGGTTGCTTAACCGTTGGTGCTTGCTGGCGGGTAAGTGCAGCAGCTAATGCACCAAGGCCGAGAGCAAGACCGGCGCCCATGCCATTAGCCCCTTGATTCCCTAATATTGCCCTACCTAGCTGATTCCAAAAATTATTGGTGCTAGAGCTTGTGCTCAAAGCATTACCTAGATCATCCACGCCGGAGACAGGGCTCCAAGTCCAATCGTAATTGGAGCCAGCCCCGCTGTAGATGTCATTTTCCATATCGTCTGCGCCGCTAGACGAACTGCTGCTTACGCCATAAAGATCTTCTGCTGACATGCTCTACTCCGCTAAGTAGCCCATTTTATTGGGTTAAGTCATAGAAGGAAATGGACCCAACCCCATCCCCTGTTGTTGCGCCAGAAATAGTGCGAACACCCAAGGTGTAGATATCACTAACGTCTGTCAATGAAACACCAAGCTGCTGGTCCCAGTTAAACCCGGTTGGGGATAACGTGTCCGCCTGGCCGCCACCACCACTGCTTGCAATATATCCCGTCTGCACAATAGTACCTGCTGTGGCAATAGCCGTGGCTGCAACATCAAACTCTACGTTGCTATCAGAAGGAACGGTAGCAGCCCAAGTTGCCCCGGTAAGAACCGGATTTTTGATCAATGCAATTTCGTAATTTTGCAACGTCGTTGGCTGGAACTGTATGCGGTTTGGTAGCACCACTGCACCTAATGCCGTTGATGCCAACCTGATTGAAACAACCGGAAGGAAATTAGCAGCCGTGTTAATGGTATTAAGAATGGTTGTGCGTCTTGCAACGTGCTGAATAGATGTGGCCTCAAAGCCACCTTCCGATATAACCGATGAGCATATCTGCGTGAGCGTTGCAGCTACTGCCGACGTTGTCGTGGTGATTTCATATCTCACGGGCAAGATAGCCGTGGTCATGTACACCGTCGTTCCATAAACATTTGCCGTGTCAAACGTATGGCAAACAATATACTGGCCATTGATGATGAACCCACAGCGTACCGTGCCAACACCAAGCCACTCAAAATCCATCCACAGAATTTGAGGGTGCGATAAATCAAGCGTTAGCCCAGATTCACCCGTCCCATCGAGCTTGTCACCATTCCACTCCGTCTGACTTACAGCTCTTGAATCGCTTGGTGTCCCAGAAGTATTTGAACGTAATACAAACGAATTGATACCACCAGCGCGTTGGAAGAAAAGCCCGTTTTGGGTATTAAAGTAACCAACCTTCTGATTAAGGTTTGCAGAAGTACCGTTGTCCATCTGAAAGGTTGCTAACACTAGCAAGCCTTTTCCAGGCTGGTACAGCATATTCCTATAGGACTGACGCACCACAGAACCAACGCCGCCGCTGGTAACAGTCATGCTAACGCTTGACTGATTGGTATTAAAGGTTGAGGTCCCTGTGCCAGACGTAGAGGTACTGAATTGATTATCAGCAGCGTACCTGTTCTGACTATCAAAGAGGGTATATGGTTCACTCACCCGTTGGCGACCAAACGCATCAAAGTACGTCCCCGGGAAGGTGACTGGTAATGTGTTATCGGTTGCCATAAGCAGTGATAAATAATTATTAAGACGGTTAAAGTACAAACGTAAGACGTTGTTTAGCTGCTCTTGATACTGCGGGTTCCATTGTTGCGGCGCATAAGGAAGATTAGGCGCTGCAATCTTGGTAAGCTGATAATCAGAGGTGACAACATAAGTCATGCACCGCTCCCTGTAGCTCGGCCATCCGGCCTGATGTCAATCCTTGGCGCACCAAGCTGCCATGCACTACCCAGGTCGGTTGATTCAACTTTGAGAATTAATTGACGGCCCCTCACACGGGTATAGACCTGCCCGGCAAATTGCTCAATCGTTGTTGTTGATGTCCTTGTCACCGCGGCTGAGCTAGACCCGCCTTGTGATTGCGGACTGTTATAACCAGATCCCGAGTTCATCATGGGTATCAGCGTCAGGGTCACGCTTGGATTCGGATTGGTGTTGCTGGTACCGCTAAACGTAATATCTGGAAGCACGCGCCATACAAACCCAATGTTATGGCCATCCTGAATATCAAACTCAGCTGACTCAATGTAAGCATTAATAGCCTGCGGTATGCCGCTCACATTGTCATCGTTACCAAACTCATGGTTCACAAGATTGTTGCTGTACGTTGCAGCCACCGGGTAATCCCGTAAGCCTGCGTCTACCCACGCCGTGCGAGCCATGGTGCCGTAATACCAAATGCGCTCAAGGTAGTTGTAAACCACATACCGATCAATCGTTGGGCTACTGGAAGAAGCATAGAACCACCAGATCTCATTGAACCCTTCATTGGTACCTGAGAAATACTGGAGATATTGAGTTGAATTTATGTCCTGATAAATGTACTTCCGCAGATCACACTGAAGCGTCTGGACCCGTCCGTCATACATATAGAACTTATCAACGCCCATCCAAAACGCTATACCTGTTGCCACTGATGCAGCATTCGGGCCGACGATGGATATGTTGTCTGCTAATAACTGAGCACCCCATATCAGTGGCGCCCCAAGGTATTGCAATGAATAAAGTGCGGTATCCGTCCACACCAGGATCTCTTGCCTAGTCTGTGCCACGGCCATGATCTTTGAGCCATGCGACAGTCTTAGTGAACCCGCTTGGTTTGCAGCACTCGGTAACCAGTCAGTCACCGATTCTTGATCCGCCCACCGGATGAGCATAGGATCTTGATCAGAGCTACCAACATCATTGCAACCAAAGCAAAACACAAACCGGTACACATCCGATACAAACACAAGGTTCTGTATGGTTGGAGGGTCTGTAGCACCAGGCAGCGTTACTATATTGACGCCACGCGAAGAAAGTCCATTCGTTGCATCCCAGTAATAAACGCCAGCGCCGCGAGGTCCAAACACAAGATCCTCGCCAAAGTTCATGGCCGACCATAACCTAAGCGCATCAGGAATAAAGGTTCCTACGCCGCCCCATGTTCCTTGGTTCCATTCACCTGCGCCCCACCCAACCTGCGCTGTCTGTTCAGCCGGACCAATGGTAATTTGATAGGCTGCACGTACAGATGAACCACCGCCCGTGGTCGTTGCATTTGCTGAAGTAATAGCCGTGATGGTAAAGGCGTTGGCACCCGTTACCGTCATTTCATACTGGTTATTAAGATCCAAGCCTGCAACCGTACTTGCGCCAGAGAAGGTTACGTAATCACCCGTCTGGCCGCCATGAGCTGTAGCCGTTACCGTTACCGTGGCAGAACCATTGGTCGTAGCAAAAGGGTTGGCGCCAAGCAGCACCGCACTGATGTAATAAGAAGCAGTAACCGTACCACCACCTGTTGCCGTGCTTGTTGCGTTACTGGTTACAGTGATGACGTAGGTATTTGCATCCGTAATACTGGTAATTGCATGACGCGTATTTAGTTCGGCAGCCGGTATACCTCCAACCGCCACGGACCCTGTGAAGTACACCAAGTCCCCGGCAGCAGCACCATGGGCTGTATCACTTACAGAGATCGTGTTGGCGCCGTTCGTTGTGGTGAACGGATTGGTAAGCGTCGCTGTATAGTTATAAGTACGAAGAGGTGTGATGTCATTGTAAGCACCACCACTCTCAATGTAGTACTTGGCACTTGTACCACAACCCATGAGATTATTGGCAGTAAGCGTTACCCAGTTCCATAACGCACGGCACGTACCAAGGAACGTATTGGATGAAATCCTAGCCCAGCCGCCTATCTTTTCAGGAGTGCCTTGGCGGAAACGTACCTTGTCTGATACAAACCAACCGTTCTCGTTTGTATATCGAGTATTTTCACGGTTAACACCGGGTCGGTTAAGGATCTTGGTAAGCGGCATTACTCACCTCTTAAATACAGCGCTTTTTCAGCTTTCCGGCGGCGCACCAATCCCGGTAACACTTTGCCCCCGCCCATAGTCCACATCATAAACGCTTCTGCCGCGCCTTCATAGTCAGCACGGTTGTTCTTCATTCTTATCGTAGAACTCTGATAACGCCCAGGTCCAGCGTTGAACGCAAAACTGACCACAGCGTCGAAGCTTGACTGACGGCCAGCAAGATTAGGAGACATTCTAAGAACACCGCGTTCAAAACGGACGAGATCATCCTCAAAAAGGCGATCAATCTCCTCCTGCGACCAAGTTCGATTATCTTGGGCTGCGAGCGGGTAGTCCTTGCGAAGGATGCCGGTATAGCCATCTTTCCTCAATACAGGTAGATTGATTTGCTCTTGATACAAGACATGGCCGTAACCAATCGTCCAGATGTGGGCAGGGCATAAGTAAGGCTTAAGACTCTTACCTTCAAAACTGTGCATCAAGTCGATGCCTGCCTGCCCTGTCTTCACTTTTTCTGCCAACTACGGGAGCCAAACCAAAATCCAATGATGCCCCCAAGCATTGCCATCTCATCGTCCGAGAAGATAATGGCACTGACCCGAATCAAGTCGTCAATGTTTTGCACAAGGTGAGGGTGCTGCCAGACGTAATACGCAAGCACAGCGTTGATGGCGATCAGTTCCAAGATGAGCAAGTAAGTGACGTTAGGCCGCACCGTACCAATGTAATTCACCACCCACTTGCTAGACTTCTCGATGATTTGCTTGTCGTGATCCAGTGCCGCAACTGTCATTTGAGCGTCAGTCTGCATGGCGATCTGGTCGGTGCGGATCTCTTCCACACGCTGCTGGGCAATGAAACCTTCCTTGGCTAAGGCTAGCTCGCGCTCCGATTGCATCCTCGCAAGTTCAAGCTCATGGGCTTGGTCGGCTTTGTTTTGGAAGTAATCAAGCAGTTTGGGCAGGCCCGAGATCAGCAACCCGCCTAGCGTGGAGAGGAGTGAGAGCATGATTACCCCTTAGTCGTCACGATGTCTTGGCCCTTCTTAACCGTTACTTTGCTACCTTCAACATCTACCTGCATGGGAGGCTCGGCACGGTCCAGCTTATCAAGACGGGTAATGAGATCCTTGATGACTTCAAACTCGGGCTTCTCTTGCTTTGCAGCAGTGCCAGCGATACCGTTGAGCATCTGGATAAGTGCAGTAAGTGAAGCGCCGAGAAGACCCATCACAGCAGCGATCTTCTCACCTTCAAGGAAGAGAGAAGCGCCAACGCCCACGAGCACAATCAGGAAGATGTACAACAGCCCATCTTCGCCAATCGCTTTACCAGCAACTTCCTTGGCAGAATCTTGGGCCTTGAGTTCCTCTAGCCGGATCTTAGCTTGCGCTTTGAGAACTTCTAGATCGTGGGTTTTGTCATCCATATTAGGACTCAGTATTTTCCGGCTTTGGCGTTAGCTGCTCCATGGCCTGTGATTTGATCTTTTCAAACAACGTGGCCACTTGTCTGTACGGAAGCACTTCCAGAGCCGCAAGAACCTGGTTTACTTCTTCAATCGTGAGTTCAATGTTTAACTTCATAACTGTCCTGTCGTAAGGTTAGTGATTGGTACCGACGTAATTTCTTCAATCGTTGGCAGCTCTAGTGTAGTCTGCCAAGCACTCTCTACCCACATCTTGTCCGCATGGTTCCAGTTCCACTGGTAACCTGCTCTGTCTTGTGGCTTAGGGTCTCTAACGACCCATTCCCAATTAAGCCATACAAGTTCCTTGCCTTTAGGAATCTCTGCCGGTGGTGATGGAGCCTGTTGCCAGCCCTCTGTTCCGTCTGTCTCTTGTGATGGGATAGACCCGTTTTTAGTCCAGTACATATCTATCCTTATAGGGTTGGGAAGGCTGCTGTTGGTGCGGTGAAGTTGCTGGTGTATCGAGCGTAGCCTTTGGTGATGCGGAAGTCTTGAATGTAGCCGTTTAATGAGTTTGTACCCAAACTAAAATCATTACCACCCGCAGCAAACCTTGAAGCCAAATAATTCGTCGTATCTGTATATGTAGAGCCTTGTTGCACTCCATTTACAAACATCTTAGTTGACGTTCCAGACCTAGAAACTGCAATGTGGTACCACTGACCGGACGATACCGTGCTACTAGTAATTACATCAACACCGCTTACAACATACCGAAGCGTTCCTGATAAAAAATACAAAGCCGGATAAGCGCCGTTTGTTGCATTTGGCCTCATACCAAATATGCCTTGTTCTACATTGGTGACATTAAAATAAAGCCAAAGCTCAATCGTAAAATCACTGGTTCCTAACGTGTAGTTCAGCATATTTGCTGTTTGAAGCAAATAATCCCCGCTCCCATCAAACGCCATAGAGCTACCACCCCACTTGCTCTGTGTCGTACTTATCTGAGCATTGCCCACCGTCTCCAGATCATTCTTGCTTGTGGCATCGTAGATACCAGCGTTGGTGAAGTTCAGTAGGAGGGATGTGTTGGTGATGGCAGTGAGAGGTGCTGTTGGGACGGTTAGTGTGGTTTGTGTTGGGTCGTAGACAGAAGAGCCTTTAACAACACGAAGATTTGACATATATCCTGTATATGCCCCTCCGCCTGTTGGATAATCTCCAATGTAAAACGCATTGGTGCTTGACCAGTTATTTGCGCTTGTTGTGGTTGCATCTCTAGTGCCATTCAAAAATAACGATAAAGTGGTTCCGCTACGACAAGCTGCAATATGATTCCACGAATTAGAAGTTAAATTGGTTGCTCCAGTTAAAAATACGCCAGACCAACCTGTTACCCTAACTTTATTTGTTGATATTACTTCTAAAGCAAATTGTGTGTCTCCAGCTCCAGAAGTTGTTGTATTAGCAAAAAACACATCGGTAACCCCAGAAACAGTCCAATAAACCCACAACTCTACGCAAAAATCACCAGTGCCAAATGCTAAATTAGAGCTAGACGGCAAAACTAAAGTATCCCCATTCCCATCAAAATACCCTGACCCACCATAAGTCGCAGCAGACCAGCTTGCAGTGGGGTTGAATGGGGAGAAGGCGACTACGGTTGGGGAGCCGTTGACTGTGATGGTGAAGCCTGTGCCGCTATTGGCAGTACTGTTATCTATGAAGCGGTTAGATTGGCAGGTCAGAAGGGAGGTTTGTGTTCCAGTTGGTGGGTTCGTGCCACCTGATGTCGCACCTAATGGTGATGTTGGAGGATCGAAGGCTGCTGTATATACAGCTCTTCCCTTAACTAAGCGTAAATTTGAAATATAACCCAGCATGTGAAATGTAGCTGCGCCGTTAGTCCATCTGCCAATCAAAGCGACGCCCGAATCATCGTACAAGGTCGCCGATGTATTGACCGTGGCCCCCAGAACTCCGTTTAGGAATAATCTAATGTTATTGCCTTCCCTAGAAACAGCAAAGTGATTCCACGTACTTAACGTAAACGTGCCAAAAGTGGTATTTGAGGAAATATTGAATGATGATCCGTTTGAAGAAGCATAGAATCCTATTGTCTTATCTGTATTTAATGCTATAAGCGTTCCAAAATTTCCTTTTGAGTAAATTGCGTAGTTCGTACTATCAGGAACATTGAACCACCCCTCAATAGTAAAATCACCGCTACCAAACTCAAATGCGGCATTATCAGCTAGGCTAAGATAATTACCACTTCCTCCAAAATAATTCCCCCACCCCGTCTGCGAGAACGGTGAGAACGTACCTTGTGTGGTATTGCCGTTGCGGGTGATCGGAAAACCAGTTGAGGTTATGGTTGTGCTTGATACCGTCTGTGATGCGCTGACCGTGTAAGTTCCAACACCACCTGATCCAGTTCCTAAAGCCGTAATGGTTGTGCCAGCCGTAACACCAGAACCGGAAATCCCAACACCTACTTTGATAGTCCCTGACGCAACTGCCGAAACAGTCATCGTCGTACCACTAATGGACGCAGTAAACTCAGCCGGATTACCTGAATCTAAAAAAGAGTTGTTCTGTGCGCCGTTGGTTCCGTTGCCTGGGAGCAGGAGTGTTACATACTCAAACAATGAGTCAGTAACCCGACCCAAAGCCCCAGCGAGGATGTTTAAGATGCCGGTCATGTCAAACCATTCCCACTGATAATCCAAGTTGTTGATGTCATCTTGACGGCAGTCGCTATCCCATACTGAGCCAAGCTGCGCGATCCCGTGGTTCCCGATCCGGCTAGATACATCGTATCGGTTGTAATGGCTATCGTCACAACCTGAGATGTCATGTTGATAAACGTCAGTACCGTTCCCGTTGCATAAGCTACTGAGCTATTAGCTGGGATCGTGAACGTCCTTGCATTAGCATCCGTGGATGGATGGAAGATAATCTTGCCCGTATCTGCCGCCACGGCAGTATACGCAGCAGATTGCTCATTGACAGGAGCATTGATATACCCAAGCGTTGTACTGTCTGTTAACGGTAGTGTCTGTGTAAGTGTACTGTCTGTGTTTGCAGATTGGAGGGTATGCGTACCCGTGCCGCTAGCATTACCAGCTAATTGAATTGAACTCATACTTCCTCCCAAGAGGTGGTTGCTTCATTCCAGCTATACATCTTTCCATCCGTCGGCATAGGTGTGGGCGGCTCCCATTGCGCCGTGTCATTATTTAAAAGCCAGCTAGCAAAGGGCTGTGGCGGCACAAACGCATCAATATCTGCTTGGTAGGTGTAGCCAATGCCTGCGTAGTTCTTCCTGATGTTGCCGTTATAACTTGTCTGCTTCCACGTTCCACCGAGAATCTTCTCTAGGTGAGCAGCACCGATATGTTCTTTCTCAACACCGAAAGCGTCTGCCATATCCTTGTTGTCTACTACGACAACCTGAGTCACAACATTGTTCTCGTCGATCTTCGCGTAATGGCCCATCATGCCTCCAATTTCAATCCGGTTAAGTCCATCTCTTCCCCTACGACACCGACAGGGAAGGTATTAAAACTAAGTGAGATTCTTGTGTCCTCGCCCCTGACTTCAGGAACCATATGTGTGAGCGACGAAGGAAAGAGAATCAAACGACCTGCATAAGCCTCAAACCACCACGATTCACTGTTATACGGGTTCCACTGGTCAGGAGGGAATTTGATCTGCTGCCAGCCATCTTTGTAGAAGTAAATCCGGTCATCAGGGTTGGTCTGCACATAGAACACACCTGAGATGTAACTATTAGGATGAGCGTGTTTGTGGTGGTACTGGCCTTGCTCGCTGTAGTTGCACCAGCTTTGCGTGACTCTTAAAGATACGTTGTGCTTAGGATTGACTGTGGCCTTGAAGTATTCCGATACAGCATCCTCAATGAACGAACGTAGGTTCGTCAGCACAGGGCTGCGAAGTACGAAGTTATCAGTGCTTGTGGTGTTGCCCTGATTAGGTCTTGTCTGTAGCTCACGGATGAAGAACAGCTCCTCATCGGACAAGGGTCTACCTAGTTCAGCAAAGCCAACAGGGATGGGGAATAGGTTATGCAACTGCACGTTCAAATTCCTCTTTGGCTATGCCCATCTCTTTGAGTTGCTCGTCGGTGTAGATCGTCGGAATGGAATCCTCAAACTCTCTGATCTTGTCGATAACCCAATACACTTCCTCAATGCTAGGACAAGGTCTAGGATCATCCCAACGTGTGAATACGTTGTTAGAGATTTCCCACTTTGCGCCGGGACGAAGCAGGTGCATAGCTGTGTCTATTCCTAGGAATTTATAAACTTTTGTAGTCATGTTATTGATTGATTTTGATGATTACGATACCGGAGCCGCCTGCGCCGCCTAATGTTCCTCCTGGCGTTGAATTGCCATTGCCGCCAGCACCTCCATCCCCTGTGTTTGTGCCTCCTGCCGCTCCATTACCGCCGCCGGATCTATCCCCTCCTTTGCCGCCAGCTGCGTAAGTTACAGGTGAGCCAGACAACGAATTTGCTGTTCCTGAACCACCGGCAGATCCAGTGGTTATTTGGCTGCTACCCACATTAACTCCCGCCGATGACGATCCACCACCTCCAGCCCCTACCTGCCCGTTTAGGTTGCCAGGATTGTCGCCCCCTTTGAACCCTTGACTGGGTGTAGTTGAAGGTGTGTTACCAGCGCCGCCTGTCGTACCACCAGGATATCCATCCGGAGCGCCACCTCCGCTTCCGCCTGCTGTTGGGCTGGTTTTTGAAGAGCTTGACCATCCGCCTCCGCCTCCGCCACCCGCCGATGTAATGGTAGAAAAAACTGATGGATTTCCAGCGCCGCCTGACGTATTAAGCGCTGCGGTACCTCCTGCGCCAACGGTAACCGTATAATCATTTCCAGACGTTACAGATAGACCTGTTCCTGTCAAAAACCCTCCCGCTCCACCGCCCCCAGCTCCTCGTCCCCCTGCATTTGCCCCGCCTCCGGCTCCACCACCCGCAACAACAAGGTAGTCAACAGAGGTCACACCCGTAGGACATTTCCACGTAGTCGTGCCTTTGAATACGAAGACCGTTTGTGATGGTACGAAATACTTTAGGATGACGATACCGGAGCCGCCTGCACCGCCTACGGATGCACTATAAGCTGGCGATCCTTGACCACCACCACCGCCGCCGCCACCTGTGTTTGTTGTTCCAGCAGTTCCTGCACCAGATCCTGTGGTAGCACTACTACCATCACCACCGCCACCCTTTTGAGATGCCGGTGAAGAAACTCCGCCACCTAGACCGGCAGTGCCAACCACAATACCGCCACCCCCTCCACCTGCATAATAAATCGTTGAACCTGTTATTGCTGAAGTTCCAGCAAGGCCACCATTTCCTGCTGTTGAACCAGATCCAGTTACTCCAGCACCACCTGCCCCTCCACCGCCACCGGCAGCATACGGAACAGATCCTGATGAACCTCCTCCAGCATAACCTTGACCAGCAGGAGATGCAGGTCCACCACCGCCACCTACAAGACCACCACCTCCAGACCCACCAGAATTTCCAGCCTTATTAGCCGGTAAATAACCACTCGCGCCACCGCCGCCAGTAGCCGTAATTGTTGTGAATGGGGACGGCCCCGCAATAGATGATGGATCTCCATTACTCCCTGTATTAGCAGCATTAGACGGAGAACCTCCAGCCCCACCACCTCCGACAGTAATGGTGTAATCACCCGCGCTTACCGTAGCCGTTCCAGTAACAAAGCCGCCTGCTCCGCCACCACCGCCGTAAGAGCCACCACCACCACCACCACCAGCCACTACCAAATAATCAACACTCGTCACCCCAGTAGGGCAAGTCCACGTTGAGGTAGCCGTAAAGGTTTGGATGATGGTGTAGCCTGTGACAGGCCAGATGCCCTGACTCTGAGCAATCATCTGCTCTACAAGTGACCATACACCTTTTGCAGATGTCTTTGTCGGAATATTTGCGGGGCCGATTATCCCGCCGTTACCTCTGGGCATGGCAGCTCCTAGCTAATGTCTTCGTAGGAACAAACGATCTTCAAATCGCTTGCCGTTCCAGCAGTTGCCCCTAAAGACGTATTTTCTTCTAGGTATATATAAGCATCCTTATCAATTACAACGAGCGTTGCGTCTGCCGGAACAGAAATGGTTGACGCTATTTGCGTTGCCGTCCCTCCCAAAGCAGCAGCAGAGTAATAATTGATCGTTATATCTGCGGCAGATGTTCCGTCCACATTACTTACATACAAGGCATTGATTTTTAAAACCTTACCAGAAGACGCTGCATTGCTCAATATTGACGTTGCACTAGTGGTTGATAAGTCAACCGTAACCGTCTTTCCGTTGATTGTAGTCGGTGCGACTAAATTAGGTGCAGCCATGTTTTATCCCCAGATCATTGCCGGCATAATTCCGCCGGATGCCACTACCGTTGCTGGCGGCGACTGATTAACAATAAGCCATTTTGCATTCCCCGGCACAGTAACCGCTACGCCAGTAGCAACCGTTACCGGAGCAACTGACATCCCATTGTAGCCCGACGAAATGGTGTAATTACTTGAAATGGTTTGCTTTGATTCTAAGATCGTTGATGCGCCACCGCCACCCCCTCCGGTCGCCCATGAGAGTGTTCCCGTTCCGTTTGTGCTAAGGAACTGGCCGCTTGATCCATCTGTGTTCGGTAGGGTCCAAGTGATATTGGACGCAACCGTACCGGGGGCTTTAAACGCCACATAGTTGCTGGAATCCGTATCTGCAAAGCGTAGTGCGCCCGTGGCTCCAATTTGGACATTTGTGCCATCCCATGTGAAGTTACCAGAACCACCCAGCGAACCCGAGTTATTAAACTGGATCTGCGTGTTTGATCCGCCCGGAGCACCGCTTGCCGTCGCCCAAGATAATGTACCTGTACCGTTGGTCGACAAAACCTGGCCGGAAGATCCATCCACTGACGGCAATGTCCACACAAGATTAGAAGCTACCGTCGCTGGGCTTTGGAATCCAACATAATTACTTGAGTCTGAATCAGCAAACCTTAGCTGTGCCTGACCGTTAAGCGTGATAGCCGTCGTTACCGTGGGCGTTGTAAGGCTTGGGCTTGTACCAAAAACAAGTGACCCAGACCCCGTCTCGTCAGTCATCGCCGCGGCTAAGTTAGCCGAAGAAGGTGTGCCAATCCAAGTCAGAATACCTGAGGCCGTCGTTGTCGTGGATGGCGCAGCACCAGCCCCGCCACCAATAACAATTGCGTTGGCTGATAATGCCCCAGAACTAGCCCACGTCGTACCACTTGAGAAGTATGGAATACCACCGCTTGTACCAGCCACCGTAAGCGCCAGCGTCCCTGACGATGTGATCGGGGAGCCTGATACAGAAATCAAACCACCAGTAAAAGTCTGTGCTACTGATGTTACAGACCCAGAACCAGAAGGCGCATCCCACGTAAATGCAGTTCCATCCCACTTTAGGTAGGTATTGGAAGTCGTCGGTGCGGTTGCAAAAGTTGTTGCCCCAGCACCGGATTGATACGCAATCCTGTTGGCTGCACCACCCGCTAGATTTGTCGCCGTCGTAGCGCTCGTTGCACTACTTGCAGTTGTTGCACTTGTTGCTGTGGCAGCATTGCCAGAAATACTTATGCCCCAGGTTCCCGTGGCACCCGTACCAGACGGTGGTACATAATCGGTACCAGAAGTTGCTTGTGTAAAACCGCCTGATCCATTGCCCTTCAGGATACTTGTACCAGCCGTGGCAGGCGCGTAGTCAATACCCGATGCAGCAGCTGCAACCAAGCCAGAACCGGATCCTTTAAGAATGCCGGTGACATTGATAACCTGTTGATAATCTACATTAGCCTGTGCATTTTGGAAGCCGCCTAAATTATTACCCTTTAGGATGGACGCTCCTGACGTGGCCGGCGCATAGTCAGTACCAGAAGATGCGTTGCTGAAACCACCAGAACCATTGCCCTTAAGGATCGATGTTCCGCTTGTGGCTGGCGCATAGTCAGTGCCTGAAACAGCCGTTGTAAAACCAGATCCATTACCTTTCAACACGCCATTAAGCGTTGTTGTGACTGTAAGCGTGCCCGCGCCTGTTACCGGCGAATTTGTTACCGTAAAGCCAGTTGGCATAGACAGGCCAACCGAGGTGACCGTTCCAGCGCCAGAAGGACTACCCCAGGTAAATGAAGTACCGTCCCAAGATAGGTAGGTGGATGCGGAGGTTGGCGCCGCTATGAATGTTGTGTTTCCAGCGCTCGACTGATAAGCAATCCTGTTTGCAGCACCACCGGCCAGGTTTGTCGATGTTCCAACCGATACGCTTGATGCAGACGTCCACTGTGGCGCTGCACCACTTGACGTCATAATTGCATTGGTTGCTCCAATACC